GAGGTAGAAGTATACCCGACCCCAGCACTTGATTCACCACTTGCGATGGTGTCTATCACTCCGTTCACTTTTATGTCTGACAGTGAGATGTCTATTAAAGAACCTCTCGTTGCAACCACATCATTACTGTTGGGAATGACTGTAAAATCAATTGATGCATCATTGTTAACTGTTGAAGTTATCGTTATTGCACTAATTGAAATCTTTCCACTGGAATAGTCTACTGTTCCAGCTGATGAATCTGAATACACTCTAGTTGAACCCGATAGATAGTATCTTCTTAGATTACCATTTCCATCATCGTCAAAAAAGAAAGTGTTTACAGAATCACCTTGAACTTTAAAACCAGTTGTAGAAGTTATACCCCCTGACATTGCATTATGTCCTGAGTGAGGATTATAAAGTGTATTTCCCATTGCAACTGTATAACCCTTTTCTAAACCGATTGTTGGTTTTAATTTTTTTCTTAATCTGATATTTGTTGTATTAGACAATATAGAATCATCTGCATTGTCTATTGCTTGAATTAGTTTTGAGTGTCTTAAGATTGCATCAAAGTTTGCAAGATTATTTTTATCATAATCCATGATTGCATTTGACACTAGAGTTTCTAATTCACCCTCTGATAATTGAGTCACATTCTTATTGTATTGGAATGTTGTAGTAATTAATATCTTAACAATATCAGGGTCAACTATAGTTGGTCTGACTGTTAACATATTTAATTTGTTAATATTGTTTATGACTACTGTCTTCTCTGATTCTGATAAGTAATCTGCATTCTGAGGTTTGATTGCAAGAAATACTTTTCCATATTCAGGTGGGTCATTATCTTCACCACCCCATACTGCAATTGCATCTGCATTCGGATAGTATTCTGATACTTTAGATTTGTAATCGTTAAGTGTCACTAATCTATTTTGAGAAGTGTAAAATTTATTTGCTTTAAACTTGATTGATTCTATTGATTCTTTTTCACCACCACCTAATGCTTCTTGTTGAACTAAGACACTTGAATCTGTGAATCCGTTGATTGCAGTTATTTGAGAAAATTGTTTTGAACCATTTGCATGTTCACTGTCCACTATAATATAAGTGACAGTTATAATATCTCCGTCTGATAATTCTTTTCCTAATGTTCCGTCACCGAAATATATTTCAGTATATGCATCTTCGTTCTCTTGAGTGTAGAACACTTTTGATGTAGTGGTGATAGTAGAGACATCTGTAGAAAGTGTATATGACTCTGTGGTTCCACCTGAGTTTACAGAAACTACAATGTGTTGTTTATCAACTCTTTCATTTGATAAAACAAACTTAGAGTTTTTGATTTGTCTGTCATATATGAATGTATCGGTTGCATATGTTCCTTGAATCAACTCTACATTTGCATAAACAAATCTAGTTCCTTCACTTGTTGGTTTGATTGATGTTGGAACTACAAAATTATATGGTTGTCCATCAAATACTGTTTGAAAGATTGCACCTCTTGGAAGTGTCATATCGTTTTGTGTTGGAATTGAACCATCTGCATTTCTAACATTACTCAATGTCATTTCTACAATAGCTTTAGATGCAGTTTCAGATGCAGGAGTAAATCCTAAATCTTTTGCACGACTTACAACATTCTTTCTTAATTGTGCAGAATCTAAAAATAATTCTGATGCAGCTATATTACTATTGACTGCACCGATATGTGATGCATATGAGAGTAAGTCAATAAGGATTGACATTGTTGACCCCTCAAAGTCATAGTCTTTTAATTTATCTTGTCCTTTGAGATAGTTTTTTAGATTATCACTAATACCTTCAAAGTCTAGTTCAGTGATATTTAAGTTTGAACTTTTTACTGCCATTTTATCTTACCCTACTTACATTGAATTCAACTCGTCTTCCTGATGCTTCACCCTTTACAACATATCCGATATTAATGTTTATTGCATTTGGATTTGTATCGTTATCAACAAACACTGTGACATCATCTACTCTTGGTTCAAAGTCTTCTATTACTTTCTTTAACTGTTTACCAAATCGTCTTACTCTACGACTTGTATTTAATTCAAACAATAAGTTTCTTACACCACCACCTAAACTAGGTTTGAATGGTCTTTCATAATAGTTTGTTAATACAATATTCTTTACTGACCTTTTGATTGCATCCGTGTCTGACTTAACTGTTATGTCTTTTGTTATAGGATGTGGATTCAAAAACAAATCTAAATCTGAGTATTTACTTTTGTTTGAAACTGTCTTTGATTGTGAAACTAAGTCTGCCATAAAACTATTTATATACTTTACAAGTCCTTTTTACATTCTTATAATAGAAATACTTGCACCAGTTGATGGTGCAGAGTTGAATACAACATTATCACCTGATATTGTGTAATCACCTAGTCCTAATATACCTAATGTTTTCTTTTGTCCATCAACAAACACATGAGTTGCACCACCCTCTGATGGTAAACTATATGTGTCGGTTGAACCATCACCATCTGCAATCTCTACATCCTTTGATGTCATATCTTCAACTACTCTATCAAACAATCCTGAGTTAGATGCAGGTTTACCTTTGGATGAACTATTAATTACACCACCGATTGCAGGTAGTGTAATTGCAATACCAAAAGGCATACCGATTAATTTTAAAATATCACAGAATGTTAAGAACAAAGGTTTGAATAATGCACTCAATCCAATTGCACTTAGAAACTTCTTAATAATTTTAACCCATGAAAAGAATATCTTTTTATGCCAGTTCAATTTAAAGTCTTCAAGTTCCAGTGATAAATCTGCAATAGCTTCTTCAACACTTTCAGTTGTAGATTCTATCTTTCCACCTATGATTGCTCTCAAGTCATATCCAAAAATGTTTAACTTCTGAATTGCCTCTAAGACTTGTTCATTAAACTTTTGTCTTTCATCTAAAAGTCTCTTTTCTACTTCTGCTCTTTTTATCTGAAGTTCTTCTCTTTCATTTAAAAGTGCTTGTCTTTCTGCAGATGATAATTTATCATCTTCTAATTTTTTATTAATCTCTTCTATTTGTTTATCAATAGTTCCAATCTCACCCAAGAATAATTTTTCTAGTTCTTTGAATTTATCTTTAATACTTTGTATTGCCTTTTTGATTAATGCACCAACATCTAAACTTAAAATATCTTTCAACTCTGAGAATGGTAAATCAGGTAAACCTAACAAGTCCCAAATCTCATCAAATATCTTGATGAGTTTTTGAAAGGCTGCAACATGCCAGTTTTGAATATACTTCTTTACTTCTGTTTTTAAATACTTAAATGCAATCTTAGCTTTTGCTTCAGGGTCTAATACACCAAACTCTCCGTCAAATTGTCTGAACTCTTCAGGAACTAAACTAAAAAATTTATCTACTAACTTCAGTCTTAAATCTTCTAGATTTAAAATATCTGCATTGAGTTTTGCAAGTTGTTCCTCAATCTTTGCCTTTTCTTCTGCAGATAGATTAGGGTCAGATAGTTTTTCTTTTAACTTTGCGATCTCATCATACTTCTTATTGATTTGGTCTAAGAATTGTTTACCTGACATTTGGTCTATAAGTTCTTGTTGGTATGAAGGTGAGGTGACTAATTTTAATATATCAACTGACAATCCCATTATAGGAATTGTAAATGATATAGGAACTAACTTACTAACTATCTCTGAAATCTTAATAGGAATAAACATATGAAACTCCTGAAGGAGTTCAGTGAATGCATCCCGTGCCTCTTTTTGAAAGTCTCTAGTTCTTCCATCTGATTTCCACCAAGGTGAAAGTGCAGATGCAAGTGTATCAATAAAATCTTCTATCTGTTTTATGACATCATTAATTTCTTTTCTTAATGTTCCCATCAAGACACTTTCAACATATGTCTCTGCAATAGATATCTGTTCTTCTATACTTGCTCTTTCTTCTGCAGATAGATTAGGGTCTTTGAGTTTTTCTTTGAGTTTGATTATCTCTTCTCTTTTCTCTGCCTTCATCTCCTCTAGTTTTGCATCTAACTTGCCAGGCAGAGATGCAATCTCATTGAATGCATTTATCAAATCTGCTTTAGTAGGTAATGAAAATATATCTCCCTCAGGACAAGGGAAAGACGAAGGTATACTTTCTTCTAGAGGGACAACCATTAGAATATAACTTTTCTTGCACTTAATCGGATGAATCTTGCACTTCTAAGTGTCATATTTTTACCTGATTCAATATCCATCTTTCCTGCAACATCAATCTTACCATCTCCGTATGCAGTGACATCAACATCTCCATCTGCATGAATCTTTGCATCACCACCAATATGGACATTACACTTCCCACTGATTGCAACACTATTCTCTCCTGCAATGACTTCATAATTACTTCCGACTATTCTAGTAATTTCATTTCCTTCATGGTCTATCTCATGAAAGGTTCCTGTTCTGTGTTCGTATGATATTCTTTCTGCACCGAAAGTGTCATCAACTTCTAAGAAGTGTCCACTCTCTGAAAACATAGTTTTGTTATATGGGTATTTTGGATTTTGTCTCATCCCCATATCTCTTGCACTCTTTCCGAAAAATCTAGTTCCTCTGAATCCATCAAATGGTGGTAAGTCTCTATCTTTATATTCTCCACCTTTACCATCGTTGTGTTCACCTCTTGCTCTTTCGTCATAGTCTGACTTATCAAAGTAGAGTGGATACAAACCTCTGAGTTCTCCTGATTGAGGATTTTTAATTTGTTCTTCTAATTCTGCATCAGTTAATTCTGTAATCGTTGTTCCCTTACCTGTGTAATCAATATCAATTGTTTTTGGAAGTCTTGGTGCTTCATCTAGTGTAAGTGTTAATCCCCAACCTCTTCTTGGTTCATGTTGTGGGTTAGGGCCATCAGGTGTTCCATTGTAATCTGCAAGTTTAATTCTTCTTGGGTCGTTGAAACCTCTAGATGATGTTCTTCCCAGTTGTTCACCTTTTGGTGCAGTGATTCTACTTCCTTGTTGAGGATAACCTGCAGTTGAACCAAAGACAACAAAGTCTTGCATCTCATCATCTCTAAAGAAACCTGCAACTGTAGAACCTTCAACCAATCCGTGTTGTGTTCCTAAACCTGATAATGATGCAGATGTAGTTGGATGTATTACCTGTGACCATGGAAGGTCAGGTGTTGAAAGTAATTGTTTGTCATCAGAGTGTATCTGATGTATACGAACACGAACCCTTCCTATCTTGAGTGGGTCATCTCTGTCTTCTACTATTCC